GTGATGATAATATATTTACAGAGCCGCCCATTGTTGGAAGTGAGGTATGCACGTGTTGCGTCATGGTTGGCGTCGTATTTTTTATATACGTAGTAACAATCTTAGATGAAACATTTTTAGGCAATAACGAGCATTTTTGAAAGACGACTTCTTTAAAAAGAGGAACATAATTGAATTTATGTCCGCACTTTAATACAATATGATCTTTACGCAATTTTTCGTCGGTAATAAGACATCTCTCTATCGGTTTATCCTCAACTGTCAGTGATAAAGAAGTTGTATGAGTGATATTTTTCAATTCTTTAAAAAAATCAACTTCACCTTCAATTTCGTAAATAACACCTGAACTCATTTGATTCATACTATATGATTATAAGATTGTCATTTTTTTATATTCATATAATTCATACATTCGAAACTATATTCGAAGATTATTCATCTTTAAATATTATAAATCGCTATAATGGTTTCAAAAAGTATCTGGGGTCCATGTGTCTGGTATTTATTTCACACTTTGGCATATAAAGCGATTCCTGAAAATTTCTCTGAAATAAAGAACGAGCTAATCCAATATATACAGCGTATATGTGCCAATCTTCCATGCCCAGAATGTACGCAACATGCCACCGAGTATATGAAACAACACACTAGAATTCTATCTATGATAACTACGAAAGAACAGCTTCATTATTTCCTCGTAGATTTCCATAATGCGGTAAATGTGCGTAAGCAAAAGGCAAAATTCACGTATGAAGAAGCCAACGAAAAATACGCACGGGCAAAAACGTCTGATATCGTCCAATATTTTTTCAAGATTTATGGTGAGCGATCAAATGGCGGCAACTTAAAAATGTTCGTGAATGGATTTCAAAAACAGTTATTATTGTCCGACTTTTCAGGTTGGATGGTGCGGAATTACAGTAAATTTTATAATTAGATTATCGATAATCGTCGATATTAGGACGGAACCATAACCTTTTTCATATACGCCAGCTTGTCTTCCACACCCCACCCTTTGAAGAATTTCTTATAATTTTTTATAACATAATCTACCGGTTTGTCTTTGGCTTTTGGGTATAAATGAATTTCATACGCATCTTGGGATTGATTCGATGAAAGAACTGCGACAATATTCGGGTCCTCATCAAACTCAATATATTGTTTTGTATTTGCTGCGGGTGAGGTGGGCATCGTAACTATTTTATGTGAGCTACTCGGCTTCGCGTATATTACGACGACCTTGCGTCCCGAAGCTAAATCATGCCAAAGCTTTTCGAGAGGCTTATTCTTACCCCAGACAGTATCTGGTTCGGCTTCCATCGCTAGTAATCGCGCGGATTTGTGTTTGCGTGGTTTCAACCTCTGGGTTTTACGCGATGTTGCGTCGATTTTCTGCCATCGTTGAACTCCGCGTGTATCGACGACGATGGACCACTTATTTCCATCATTACCGGTTTTTATGGTTCCGCGTTTGAATAATGTCGCACTAGCGGTGGGTGCTTTTCTTGTTTTGGAAACCATATAGTAGAGTTTAAATACATTATGATAACAATATAATGTATACAATCAATCACACAGTTTTTGGTCGAATCGCAACGACCGAAATTACGCGAATGTGTAAATGAGGAAGTGGAGAATCAACAAAAAAATTACAAGTCCTGTATCACCTGACCATTCTTATATACAGAGCATTTGAATGTCTGGTTCTGCGGACGCTTACAAATCACGTTATTGCTCGTCAAATCGTTGAAAAACAGCAGACTCGTCATATTGGTCATTTTAAAGAGAAAATACCATGCCGCGCCAAGAGCGATACCGACAATACCGCCAATCGTAATACCGCGTGGCACCGTGCAGAAATACTGGAGTTTAACATAAGCGTCTATTGCGAATATACTAACGATTGTGCCAATCAACCAGAAATTAATTTGGTTATTCGTCAACATCGGCAATAATAAATACATCAGCGTAAATCCAATAAACATACTATTGTAATTGGGAACGTTGTATCGATTCGGTATAAAAGGCACCTCCATTAAATTACAAATAGGTCCTTCATTTTCAAGAGGTTCGCTTCCGATCACACCACTTATAACATAGTTTAACACCGACGCAATAAGCACTCCACCTAGATATATCATCCCTTTTATATTCTGGTTGAACACCGAAACGAGAACAAGAAAAGTTCCTAAAAAGAATGGGGCAAATATACTGAATACTTGAACAAGATTTGAAAATGTAAGTTGTAGTGTCATTTTATTATCGTTATATAATGGCGGTATTTTATTATCATGATAGTATTTTACTATTATACCAGACCATCGGTGTAAAATTGATATTAAACACAATCACATACATAATATAATCGTATCGCGTGTTATTATTTCATCATCTCGTATAAAAATGGGCATTCCAAGTTACTTTTCAAATATTGTAAAACGACACAAGTCGATTATTAAACGGTTGGCGGGCTTGCCGCAGATCCATAATCTGTATATGGACACGAATGGTCTTATCTATGATGCGGTTCGGGTGGTGGGATCGAACCGCGGTATGTCCAACGACGAATATGAAACGCTCATCATCGATACCGTGTGTAACAAAATCGACGAATATCTCACGTTATTTCGTCCCAGCGATAAACTGATGATCGCGTTTGATGGTGTCGCGCCAGTCGCTAAACTGAACCAACAACGTGAACGCCGTTATAAATCATGGTTTACTTCTGTCGTGGAAGATACCATTACTCGAAAAAATGCTTTGCTCGACCCCTTCACCCGTGTCTCCACCGCTGGAGAGGCTAGCACACATAAATCATGGAATACGTCGTCCATCACGCCGGGAACGGCCTTTATGACAAAACTAAATACTCGCATGCATGATTATTGTAAAGTAAAAGCGCGTGAGATCGGTAATCGTGTCGCATATATCTACTTCGGAAGTGATGTTGCGGGGGAAGGTGAGCATAAAATTTTCGAATATATCCGCGAAAATGCGGAGTATCACCGAGATACGACGACCTTAATATATGGATTGGATGCTGATTTGATTATGCTCTGTTTGAACCATCTACACATCTCTCAGAATATCTATTTGTATCGCGATACGCCAGAATTTATTCAATCGTTGGATAGCACACTTTCAAGTAGCGAACAGTATTATATTGATATTCCTGATTTCGCATGTTCATTAGAGGCGGTTATGCGCGAGGAAACGACACATCACGACGGTGTTGGGGTGGCGGCGGACGCGAACATGAAGACCCCGTATATATCCGATACGACGACGACGAAGCCTGCTGCAGCCAACAACAAAACCGGCATGGCTGTATCAAAAATAACACCAGCGGTCATATCAGCGATCGATGATTATATCGTGATGGCGTTTATGCTTGGAAATGATTTTATGCCGCATTTTCCTTCTTTGAACTTGAGAACCAACGGAATGACCGTGCTACTTCAGACTTATGCGAATATGTTGAAAAATAATAAAGACGGACTCTTGGTTTCGAGAGTTTCTGGTCGCCCCACAATCATATGGAAGAATATGCGAACATTTATCGGATTACTCGCAGAGACCGAACATAATCGGTTTATGAATGAACATAAAACACGTGACCGGCAAAGCAAGATGAAATACGGTAGCGGCAGCGGTGGCGGTAGCGGTAGCGGTGCTTGGACTAATAATAATAATAATAAGAATAAATCCGGAAAGGATAACGATGAAGTTACTACGAAACAGCCACCACTTGTTGATGCCATCGTCGTCGATATTCGCGAACTTACGAAAATCGCGTGTAATCGCGTCGTCCAAATGGTTGGAAATATCGAACGCTGTCATTCTTTGAACGAATTCATGACGATCCCTCTTCAAGAGCGTGCGGCAGAGAAATATATCGACCCCTTTCGAGAGAATTGGGAGTTTCGATATTATGACGCGTTGTTTGGAATCGATATTTATGCTAGAGAACGTGAAGGCGAACGCGAACGCGAAGGCGAAGGCGGTAAAAGGCGTGGCGGTAGTAGTAGTGGATCCGGAAGTGTCGATCGACTTCAGATGATTTGCGTCAATTATATCGAAGGGTTGGAATGGACCATGCGATATTATTCTACCGGTTGCGTAGATTGGCGATGGACTTATAAATATCCTTATGCTCCGCTTCTGGTTGATTTAATGCGTTATATGCCGCATTTGGATACTGCGTTGTTTCCGAATGCCACAGTTGTGAAGAACCCAGTTCGCGACCTTGTCCAGTTGTGTTATGTCCTTCCGATGGCGTCCCATGGACTGTTGCCTCCGTTGTTGGCAGAAAAGTTGAAGCGTTATTACTCACATTATTATTGCGATAAACTCGATTTCAAGTGGTCATATTGTAAGTATTTCTGGGAAGCACATACCGAGTTACCGCATATCCGGATTTCCGAATTGGAGCGGGTGGTGGCGGAAGTCGCATGACGCGTTCTATTGCCTCAAAGACTATAGTGCGTATATTTTAGTATATTATGTTATAAGTATAATATAATACGCAATCAATCATGATTGAATACTTTCCATTAGTTACGACCGGTGGATATATACTATATATTTTGACAATCGACATTATAACATACATAAAGGGATTAAAGGGATAATATAATACAATATTACAACCAACGTTGTAATGATCGTGCCTATTGGCGTGGATTGTGGATTGGCGGATTTTATAAAAAAACACAATCTACGAAGTTTTTCGTTTCCATTTGATTGGACTGTCGCATACAATGGCGTATCGTCATGTATAAATGATGATTTCAAATCATTTACAGAACCTCTAGACAAGCGAATCAACAAGTATGATATGTATTTCCATCATGATTTTGTTCATCCGCATTTATTACAGAAGGATACAGAAAAATATGTTCGACGATATAACCGCTTGCTCGAGATTCTTACATCTGGAAACGAAGAAATCATATTTTGTAGAAAAGGGCATGCGCCTCATCATCACCAAGAGCATAACGGGAAATATACGAATATTACAAGTGACCTTGAGGACGCTGAACAATTAGATCTTGTCCTTCAAGCGAAATATCCTAACTTGAAATACAAAATAATTGTAATATTGGTATGTGGTGATTGCTTTGATCATAATGAAGTATATACAAGCAAGTCAAATCGTATTGAAATACATAATATTGCGGCGGCTAAGGTGGATGATCACCGGTTCGATAAACTTTGTCGAACTATTTTCCAAGTGTAGTAATAATAATATCATTCATCACCGCATCAACGCTTTCAAGTGCGCCTTCCACCCACCCTTGGTCACGGCTCACTACCTCTCCGACAACCACCATTCCAGACATCGGATGTTGGGCCTTTCGAATAAAGTCGGGTCGGGTTTTATATTCACGTGTATTCAGCGGTGCATAATAATGCGTCCCATCATCCCAGTAATAATCTCGAATTGCCGTAATAGTAAGCGGCGGTTCTTTATCAGGTATTCCAAGTGCGGTTCTTATCCATTTTGAATACATTTCGCGAACTTTTGACGTATTTTCGAGTGCGCCCTTCGATTTCAAGGCTATCGCATGTTGATTATCCGTATACGCCACCATATATACTCCTTTATCGGGGTCCATCGGTATCAATTTTTGAAGCGGGCCTTGGACAACCGTAAATGTCTGAACATACTTTTTCATGATTTCGGTGCTCGCGCGATCGAACTTCGCATACACAATAAGAAAGGGCTGGCCTTTGATATGCCGATATATACTTGTCGGGGATGACGCACTTGGAACGATTTTTCGGATCCCCTGTATCGTGGTCGCAACGATGACTTTATTCGCGTAGTATTTCTTATGATTGGCAGCGGTGATTTCAAACCGATAATTGTTGGTATCTGTGTCAGCCGCTATCCTAACCACCTCCGTCGAAAATCTGAAATGCGTTTCACCGATTCGGGTATACAATCTCTCGACGAGGTCGGACCAATCGATGTGAAGCGCCGTCCATCCGCTATTGACATTATCGTCCATTCCATAATGCGTCAACGTTTCGTAAATATCGGCATCTTCGAAGTCAGTATAACCAGTTGTAATCACGAACTCTTTATATCTTTCGGCTCCGAGTATATCTATAAAAAATTGCTTGAATGTTTTATCTTGATGTCGCGTGGGATGAGATTTGTATTCACGGCGGAGGGTTTTCATGATTTCGGTAATATCGACGGGTTGAAATGATGCGTAATCACGCGCGGATTTGAATTCCGAATACGGCGTCTTGGTATCTTTGAGAAGTTGTATAAGTGCGTGATCTTTGTTCTTACGTCCGACGCCCGCACCAACGACGACATTAGCACCGTAGAATGTTTCGTTGCCGGCGCGACCGCCCATCCATTTTTTTGGGTTTTTCTCTAAAATAAGGAATGTCGTATTCGCGGATGCGAGGCGTTTGATTTGATACCCCGCATATAAACCGGCGATGCCGGTTCCGATAATAATAATATCAACGCAGTTGTTGGTGTTCATATTATTATAAGGTGGGGTTATAAATTTTTACTCGATTACGTTATTACGTTCAATCACAGTCTCCTTCGCAATGTGTTTTATTACTTTTATTATGTTCTCATCTTCACCATCTTGAACGTTTTTTGAAAATTTCATATACATGTCGTTGGCGCGCGTATAACTATTCTCGCATTCAGGATGTTGCTTGGCCCATTCGTTCAAGATTACGAGATTCTTATGTTCGACCTTTTTGACAGCGTTGATAAGGTGTTCACTATTCACACCTTCGCGCTCCCACTTATCATGTTCCTTTACATACAAAACTTCACGCTTACGATCACTACAATGAATCGGACGTTTATGAACATCCGTGTTTTTCAGATTATCAATAAAGATATTCGAGATGCCCTTTACATAACCATTACGTCCTACATTTTCCATGTCTTCCCTGGACAACTCAATCGAATTCACGAAGTCACTCATGTTCATCGCATCTTTACACTTTTCGTTCAGGAACACGTTGATACTGAAATGATTGTCTACTTTGTGATTATAAATATTATTTGTAACAGAGGCCGCAGAGTTATTTATACATAATTCTAATAATTTATCATTTGTTGCTTGTTGGTGTGCGATTACTTCTTGATTCGTCTTCATTA